GGCGGTGCGTACCGTCGCGTCACTGCAAGGCCGCACCTACCCCTACCCGGTGGAGGCCATCACCCCACCGGCCGCGATCATCCCCTACCCCGACATTCAATACGACGTCACCGCCGGCCGTGGCTCCGACCAGCTTGATTTCTCCATTGTGATCCTCACGTCGCCGGTATCGGATCGCGCCGGCCGCGACCGGCTGCTTGCGTACATGGACGGCTCAGGCGCCGAGTCGATCAAGGCCGCGGTGGAGGCATACAACTACACGGCTTTCGATTCGGTGCGCATCCAATCGTGCACCGTCGAGCAGTACATCATTGGCGATATCGCTTATTGGGCCGCGATATTCGCACTGGATCTTATCGGGCCCGGAACTACCTAGGAGCAACAAATGGCATTCTTCCACGGCAAGGGGACGGTCGTTAACGTCGACGGCAACGACCTTTCAGCCTTCACCAGTTCATCGGAGTTCGACCAGAGCGCCGACACTCACGATGTCACCGCCTACGGCGACGACAACCGCGCCTACATTGCCGGCCTGATCGACGGCACGTTCAGCATGGAAGGCCACTACGACGACGGCGCAGCCGGACCCCGGGCAATCCTTCAGCCGCTGTTGGGCGCCGCGGCCGTTACCGTGCTTCGCCAGCCCGAAGGCGTCGGCACCGGGCTCGCTCAAGATTCGTTTAGCGGCGTGCTCACGTCCTACAACGAATCGGCACCGGTCGACGACAAGATCTCGTGGTCGGCCGAGTTCCAGATCTCTGGCGCCGTCACCTCGACCGATCAGATCTAGCCATGACCGAGAAGGGTGAGATTCTTGACAAGTCGGCGCTGCTCGCCGCCCGTGACTACGACACCGCCGATGTGCACATTGCCGGGTTCGGTGTGGTCCGCATCCGACCGTTGACCAGGGCCGAGGTCTTGAACCACGGCCAGCAGGCCGAGAAGAAAGGCGTGCTCCACGCTGAAGCGATGATGATTTCGACGGCCATCGTCGAGCCATCGATGACGGTCGACGAGGTGAAGCGGTGGCAGCGGATTTCTGCTGCCGGTGAGATCGAACCGCTGACCGATGAGATCATGAGAATCAGCGCGATGACAGAGGACGGAGGTCCGGAAGCCACCGACCGGTTTCCTGACGAATCCTGAGCTCGGTTTCGAGTTCTCGCTCGCGCTCGAGCTACGAATGACGGTGCAACAGATGCGAGCGACGATGAGCAACCGGGAATACATCGAATGGAACCGGTACTTTGCGTTACGTCGCCAACAGGAAGAACTTGAGGCACAGAAACTCAAGTCGAAGGCCAGGCGATGAGCGAAGCCATCAAGGTCGAAGGACTCAAGGAGTTCATCAAGGCCGTCAAGCAGGCCGACCGCGAACTGGGTAAAGCGATCCGGTTGGCGTTCAACGAAGCCGCCGACTTGGTGGTGCAACGGGCGCGCCCGACCGTGCCGGAACGGCGCGGCAAGGCGGCCGGCTCGGTCAAGGCGTCGTCTACTCAGAAGATGGCCCGTGTGTCCGGTGGTGGAGCGCGAGTGCCGTATTACCCGTGGCTCGACTTCGGTGGCCGTGTCGGTAAGAGCAATTCGGTATCGCGAACGTTCAAGGCCGACGGCCGTTACATCAACCCGCAATATCGGCGCCTACGCGACAGCGGAGCGTTTCAAGATGTGATGATGGAAGAACTACGAAAAGTGGCCAAGCGCGCCGGCCTCGAGCTAGAGGATGACTAGATGACAAGCAAATCAAAAGTCACGCTCACCTTTACGGCGATGTCGGACAAGCTTAAGGACGCCTTCGATTCGGTGGGCAAGGGCGCCAAGGACATGGCCGACGATGTGGGCAAGGCATCGAAGGACATGGCCAAAGCCGGTGACCGGATGGACAACGTGGCCGATTCGGCGGGCGCGCTTGACACACGGGCCATGGGATTCCGCGACACCATCACCGGCTTGCAGGACGTGTTCAAGGGCCTTGGCGATGATTCGATGTCGCTCAGCGAACGAATGCTCACCCTCGGCATGGGTGTTGGTGACCTGGCCTCCGGTGTCGAGAACCTAGGCGCGCCGCTGATCAAGTCGGCCAAACAGTGGGTGTCGGGCACCAAGTCGATGATTGTGGGGAACGCCAAGGCGCTGGCGTCGACGGCCAAGACCACGGTGCGTATGGCCGCGATGTGGGTCGCCAGCGCAGCGAAAGCCACTGCGGCCACCGTCGCGGCCGTGGCTCGTCAGATAGCGGCGTGGGTGATGCTGGGCGTGCAATCGCTGATCGCGGCGGGCAAGGTCGCGCTGGCGTGGCTGATATCGATGGGCCCGATGCTGTTGATTGGTGCGGCCGTGATTGCGTTGACGGTCTTGATCATTAAGAACTGGGACAAGGTCAAGAAGTTCCTGATCAAGGTCGGCAATGCCATTCTCAAGGTTCTAGAAGGCCCGCTCGACTTCATCAAGCGGCAGTGGTCCAAGATTGAGAAGGATCTGAGCGGGCCGTTCGAGGCGGCATGGAAGCTGATACGGAAAGCCATCGACTGGGTTCTTGACCACATACAAGCCGCTGGCCGGGTCCTATCTCGCATCTGGGACAAAGTAAGCGACTGGCTCGTCGACCCGTTCAGCAACGCCGTAAGACTAATCGCCCGTGTCATCGACGGTGTGGCCGACGCGCTCGACGATGTTGTCGACTGGGTCAAACGCAACTGGTCAAAGCTGTTGGCCATCCTTGCCGGCCCATTTGGGCTGGCTATTGGGCTCATCGCTAACCACTGGGAAACCATCAAGGGCACCGTAAGCCGGGCGGTCGGAGCTATCGGCGGCATCATCGACGGCATTGTCGGATTCTTCCGAGGCATCGGCGGCAAAATCGTTTCCGCTATCGGCACCCTCAAGGACAAGATTGCTAAGCCGTTCACCGACGGCAAGAACGCGGTCGGTGGGGTCGTAGAAGGCATTGTCGGATTCTTTGGTGGGCTGGCTGCTTCCATCTTGCGCAAAGCGTTCGCCATCAAAGAGGCAGTGATTAAGCCATTCAAAGATGCATTTAACGCCGCGGTCGGCATCTACAACGCCACAATCGGCAAGATTCTTGGCAATGTGTCAGTGCCAACCGGTGGACGCGGTGGCGGTGGTCGCAACATCGGCACAAGTGGCGGTGGTCGAAATTTGGCACCGACGCGGTACACGTCCAGCCGTGGCGTGTCGTATTTCCACCAGGGCGGCATCTTCCGAACCAACGGGCCGCGCGGCGAAGGCCCGGCCATCCTGCAGAACGGCGAAGGTGTGTTTACGCCAGGCCAGATGCGAGCGCTTGGAATGATGGCCAGCCAACCGGCAGCGGGCGCGAGCGCGCCGGTGGTCATCGAGATACGTTCCGGCGGTTCAGCGTTTGACGATGCGTTAGTGGAGGTCTTGCGAAAGTCGATTCGTAACCGTGGCGGCAATGTTCAGGCGGTCTTGGGCTGATGGCGTTTCCTACTGACCCAATCGACGTAGAGGTCGGCCTGTTCATCGATGGCGCATGGGTCGACGCCGTGGGCGTCGGCAACGGTGTACGGGTTGAGGACGGCATACAGATCAGCCGAGGCCGGTCGAGCTGGTCAAGCCAAGTTGACCCATCGCGGGCCACGTTCACGTTGGATAACCGTGATGGCCGATGGTCGCCCGACTACTCAGGCGCCGCTTACGCCGGATTCCTCAAACGCAACATTCCCACACGCATCGGTGTCGGCGGCGCGACCATGCATCTGTTTTCCGAAGGGCTTAACGATGTCGTCGCGACCACACCCGACATTGCCGGCACCGGTGGCGGTTCACCGACCGCGCCCGCCTTTGTTGACGTCACCACCGACGCCGAGACGACGAGCGCCACAACCCACACGTTCAACTTGCCGGCCACCGTGGCCGTTGGTAACCGGTTGCTGTTGATGGTCGCCGCCGGGCACCAATCGCTGACACCGAAAGATCAAGGCGCCGGGGTTACCGACCTCGACGATTGGACTCTTGTCGATTCGGGCAACCTCTACACCCCATGGCACGCGTGGGCCATCTATGAGATAGCCGCCACCGACTCGGCCACGGCCACCGCGCTAGCCGGCTCAACTGTTGAGTTCTCCACGACGGCCGCGGTATTGTCCTCAAGTCAGGTGATTCGCACGTCAGGCGCTCGAGCCGGTGGCCAGGGCGCGGCGTGGGACTACCAAGGCCCGGCCGCTACGGCTTTCTCATCGGCACCCAACAGCCCATCGTTGACGGCAAGCTACGGCGCCGACGAACAGAGGTGGTACTCGATCGCGTTCTATGGTTCCGGGACTGACCGGGTTTCGGCCTACCCGAGCTCCTACACGTCGATCAGCGATTCGACCTCGGCCACCAACGTCCTGATTGCCACATCGCACCGAACCACCAGCGCGGCCACCGAGGACCCCGGCGCCTACACGTTGGCCGGCGGCGAGAACTGGCAAGCCATGACGTTCGTCTACCGCGCCGAGGAAGACGCCAGCACCGACGGCGCGCTAGACATAGCGGGCGACATCGACCTGCGAATAGAGGTCCAGCTGCTCGAGGACCCGCCCGACATCAACGCTGTAGGTGGCGCTGACCGCATCATGCTGGCCCAGAAAACATCCGGCGCCGATGGGTTCAACTGGATTCTCTACCGCCAAGGCGTGGCGCTCTACATGGCGCTCATCTGGGATGACACATCGGGAGGGTTCAACTGGATTGATTCGGTGGCGTTGCCGGCCGAGGTCCGACACGACCGCATGGCGCTCAGAGTCACCCTTGATGTCAACAACGGCGCTAGTGGCCATGATGTGGCGTTCTACCAGTCGACGGCCATTGGCGGCACGTGGACGCAGATCGGCACGACAATCACGACGTCGGGAACCACCGACATCAAGACCAATGACGCAACGCTCTACCTGGCCGGCCGGTCGGCCTTTGGTGTGTCCCCTTCCGGGCCACTGGTCGGCCGGGTGTACGCCTTCCAGATGCTCGACGGCATCGGCGGGACCGCCGTCACTAACCCCGACTTCACGGCCCAAACCATCGGTGCGTCATCGTTCAACGACGCCGCCGGGCGAACCTGGACCATCGGCGCCGGTGACGCCATCACCGACAA